GACGACATCCACCTGGTAGATGCCATTTGTCTCATCCTTGCCAGTGCCGCCCAGGGACGCCTGGAGCGTATCAGCTGGCAAGAATGACGCCCGCAGGTAGGTCGTGCCCGCCTGTGGAGTGTATGGAATATTAGGGAACGCGATCGGCGTGCCTGTAATGGTCGCCAGTTGCGTATCGAGGGCCGCCTGGATGTCGTTAAATACCGTCATTTGTTGACCGCCTGCTCGATGAAATTACTATATTCTCCGAGTGTCACCCTCACCATCCCCTGCGGTGCTTGCTGCGACCATCCGTACTCGAGGCGCTCAGCATAAGGCAGGTTATTAGTCATATAAAACGTATTACCCGCGACCATTTTAGAGGTCGCGCTGACCAGGGCCGCTTGATTCGAGCCGCTTGGATCTTTACCCACGGCAGGAGCGTCAATACTGAACTGCCAATTATTGCGGAATCGGCCAGTATCGACCGGGGATCTCTTGATAATCGCCGAGCCCATACCGATGAGCGTCCCTCGAACTACCTTCTCGGGGATATTGGAGAAATCCTTAATCGCGGCTGTAAACGTCTTTTTCATTTGCGTATCTGTAGCTCGCTGACCAGGGCCGTATCTCCTGGCTGATTTGTGCTGATAGCTATTATGCGGAAGGTGTCAGAGCCGATAGCGACGGTGTCGCCGATCTCGTATGTATGAGCCTCGGATACGAGGCGTCGATCTCCAGCCAGCACAGTCGCGTCAGCAATATCGCGATCACTGTAATCAAACAGGACGCCATTCTTCTTAAACGTCGACGTCGTGTCTGTCGTTGTGCCTGTGCCAGGATCGTATGCTCCTTTCGATGTGCGCGTGAATGTCAGCTCCTGCCCGAACTTTTTGAGTAGCGTCTCAGCCGTCTTGGCGAGTGGGGCGTAATCGAAGCTCATGAGCGCGATACGAATGTTGGGCCTTGGATTAGCTTGCGAACGGCGTGATTGAACGCTGGCGTGCGCTTTCTCATCATTGCCGAGTTCTTGTAGACCACCTTAATATTGCCGATCTGCTCAGATTCAGTCTGGCGATCCTGGGCCAGGAGCGGGCTGTCACCGTCAAGCTCGATTTTCGTCAGCTCGTACATGGCGTTTTTGACCTCTTTCGGGATCTCGTCAGAGTCAACGTCGTAATGATCGATGAATACGCGATCCCGTGGCCACTGTAACGCCTGGGTTTCGGTGTGCTTCAGTCCAATAAAATGCAGGGACTCAAAGTAGTCCATTGCGCGGAGTATGGCGCCCTCGATCTTGCTGTCCGAATTTGTGTGGCTGATGCTTCGATCATCCATCCACGCCTTCCAGCCATCGACCGTGATATATGAGTTTGCCCCTGTTACTAGCGAGCCATCTTCGATAATCAGTGCCATGCTCTCCTCGCAATAAAATAAATGGGGCCCGTAGGCCCCTGGGTTTTAGCCCATAAGTGTCGCGATGAAGTCCGGCTTGAACGCTTTCACGCCCCAGGCCGCAGCGACTTCGATCATTGACTTGCGATATCCACGATAAACGCGAACCTCAAATACCAGGCCGCTGTTAGGGTCCTGGACAGTGAGAGCGTCATCAGCAGCATCGCCACCGTTTGGAACCGCTGGAGCACGTACAGCAAGCTCGAGAGCGTTGCGGTGGAATGCTACGTTTGCGGTGTAGTTGTTGCCGACGGTGATCGCGTTGTTGTCAGCGATAGCCACTCGAGCACCTGGTGAGCCCAGAACAATGTTGCCGCCACTGAGTTCAGTGTTTACGACATACTTGTTTGTTGAGTCAGCCGCGAATGTGATCACGTCACCAGCCAGGATAGTGCCTGAGCCACCATCTACGCCGATAGTTGTGTCACCGACAGCCGCAGCACCGTTGACGAGACGCGATGCGCCTGTGCCTTTGGTGTGTGACTGTACCTGAGCTGATTCGCGGACAGACATACCCTGGAGGTCCAAAAGGACACCCTGACGGAGTAAGTCAGTACCGCCCGACTCGTTAGCGCGCTGAAGCTGAGCTAGCTGACGTAGGTTAGTACCCGCGACAGTGTTCAAGATCAGGCTGCACTGGCCATCGTTGGTTGGCATACCGTTATCAACGAGGATCTGGCGAATCTCAGCCACTTCGTCAAAGTTTGACGCGAATGGTGTAGTGCCAGCCGTACCGAATGCGCGTGATGCGTTTTTGTACGCCTCCTCAGCCAGGTCCGCCTCAATCTCATTACAGAGAGTGCGCATCGCTTGCTTGATTTGATCGCCGTATACAGTCTCGAACCCGATACCGTTGTTGAGGTGACGAACATCCTCTCCAGTGTATGGGATCTGAACCGCTCGGCTGTTGCTGATGCTCAGTGTCTTGTTATCGACGGTCTGATCTGTCCCCTCTGGGATAGTCATCGCCTCGGATACATCGACAGCTGTCGCCGCTCGAGTGAATGCCGCTCGGACGGTGTCGCCCTTTGCCACTCGCTCGGAGCCGTTTGCGTTGATTGTTGACGCGGGGATGAAGCCGACGAGCTCCCTGCCCACGACGTCCGCAGCCTTATAAATGTCAGCTGCCAGGTCTGTAAGTACGTTAGCCATTGTCGGCCTCCTTATTCATCGAAAAGTTGACCGCCTGACGCGAAGAACTCAGCCCGCTGCTGGTGACTCATCGCCTCAAATTCGGCCCTGCTCATTTCACTCGATCGTTCCTGGGCCCTGCCTTCCGAACGTGCGGCACCGCCGCCAGCTGCCTGACTTCCGTCAACCAGGAACGGAAACCGCTCCTTGATGCTACTCGTCAGGTCGTCCAGTGTGGAAACAGTCAGCTGACCGTTGTCCGTCACTCGGATTTCATCGTCAACAATCGACAGCCTCTGGCCTATCTGTTGCTGTAAAAGGGCGGCTTTCGCCGTGTCCTTTGTCAATCCTCCCGCAATTCTACCACTTTCTGCGTTAATGCGCGCCTGTATTGCGTCCTGCTGCATTTTTGCCATCTGATCGCGCAATATGTCGGCCTCTGACTTCTGTGCCTCAAATAGCTGTTTATAGTCATTCTCAGCCTTTGCCTTTTCCTCGGCTTGCTGTTGCGCCATGCGCTGAGCCTCCTCAGCCTCGCGCTGCTTGGCCTTTTTCTCAGCCAGGAGCTGGTCATTCTTACTCTTGAGACCAGATACCTCCTGGTCGATCATCGCTTGAACGTGTGCCTGGATGGCCTGGCGTTGCTCGTCGTTTAACTCAATACCCTCGATTTCCATATTTCACCTCTAGTGATTGTGCGGCTCCGCCGCGTTAAGTACGGACGCCCCTGGGTGGTTGCGTCTCTTTAATGGGTATGCCCGTTTTTATGGCCGCCCAAACTCTTTCGATCGGATAGCCTTGCATCCAGCTCGCTGGGCTGAATTGCGGCTCCTCACCGAACTTGTCCACATACATCTTGATAATGTCTGATGGTTCCACTCTCTTCTCCTATAGCGTTAAGCCGTCTTTTATCAGTTGCTCAAATACCTCGATCAGTTTGGGGAATCGCTTTTGGCAAACTGACCAGGCCACGGGATCATTCTTAAGCGCAAACAAGTTAGCGAACGTCTCCATGTACCTCATCCGCTTATCTTTGTAATACTTTCGGCCATGCCCGAACCACGATAGCGAGCTGTAACAATATCCGTGCGTCATTGCGTCGATGATGTCGGAGATCATGCCGTGATTTTGCGACTTGATGAACCATTTCCCTGTCGTGACACCAGGCTCCAGCTCAATCGTTCCCTTGTAATAAAGATCCTTAAATATATCGTTGAGCATGGGGCCGCGCTCTTTCGCCTTTTGCAGGCCCATTGCTTTTCGGTCAGCCTCGAACGCTTTAATAAAACGCGGCAGTTGCGATGCCTCCTCACTGAAACCTGACAGCTTAGTTCCGAGCATCCGGTCAATGTGGTGGCCATACTCGTGACGAAAAACCTCGTCTAATGAGTTAGAACCCTGGGCAATCGTGCCGCTCCAAGGCTCATACCATGCCTCGTCTGGCGTCGGTGCGTCCTTTATGCGCTTTGGCTTAGGTAGCTTTTGCACTAGATCTTTAAGATCAGGAGACAGCCTCGACAGCGACAGATTCAGATCGGCAGATGACAGCCCGCTGGCGTTGATCTTAGCCATACCGAAATCATCGGCCTCGACGTTGACTATTGGCGGTGGCGGCGGCTTTTTGTTGTTGAATGTAACGTCCTCGAGGCCCAGCTCTCTAAGCGTAAGAACATTGCCCTGGCTGTCGACAAACTTATCTAGGGTGAACTTACCATCCCGGAACAGCTTCGCCCTAGTCTTACCCAGGATTTTCTCCTGGAACGGCCTCGGCTGTGAGTGCAGCCAGTCGCCAAACGTGATCGATGCGGGTAGATTCCTGGCGCCAGCTGGCCCTCTGTTTGGCCTTGTTCCCGTGCCAGGACCCAAATCGAACTCTGGTTTCACTCTCATAGTAATCGTCGATCGACAATTAAAGTGAGCGGGCGGCTTAGGATCTTTCTCAAAGTCGCGATATATCACGCCGTCTCTAGCGGCACATACCAGGCTGGTGCGGGCGTCTAGTGTGGCTACCCACTCATATCCCTCGAGGACGTCGTCATTCTCCTGCATTGAGAGCTTGCGCGTCTGATTTGATACGTGGTTAGTGGCTGTCCTGGCGACTGTCGCGGCTCTTCGCCCCAGCGTTGGCTCTAAATCGAGAATATTCCTGGCTAATTGCTGATTCGTATATCCGAGGGCGGTGGCGTCTTGTATCTGATACCTGATCTGATTGATCACGCTGTCGTCAAAGCTCTCGAGGAGGCGTCTCATCGAGTAACCAGGCGAACCCGGAATACTCAAAACGCTGGTGTTCATCGCTGTAACTAGCTGGCCCCTGGTTGGCAGCGCGCTACCGATACGCACATCATTCAATAGATCAGCGTTAAATTCGGCCTCATACTCAGCGAAATTGATCCACTCCTCGAACTCCTTGTTGCGGTTGTCGAGCTGTAGAGCCATCGCATACTGGTAAAGGTCAGCCGCCTGCTGTTGCGCCCTGGCCAGCTGAAACTCGGTTTTAGCACTCTTAATTGATCCCGCCACCTCGGCCAGGAGGCGAGTAATAAAGTCAGCAGCCTGATTTTCACGCCCTCGAGCGTACCTCAGAACAAATATCTGATGCCTGGTTAGTGCGTTTAGGATCTCATCGTTTGCTGACACGCTTCGGCTTGGCCTTAGCCTTCATTTTCTTCTTGGCAGCGGCGGCCTTTTTCTTGCCGTCCTTTGTGTATGGGTACTTCTTACCAGCTACATTTGGCATATCTCACCTCACCATTTCGATTTATTGGCCCAGTACGCCGCTGACATCTTGCCTTTAGCGATGTTTTTGGCGTGCCTGGCCTTAAATGACTTACGCCTGGCGGCGTCAGCCTTGCTTTCACCCGCACGTTTTGGCGATCCCGACACGCCCTGCTGGCCATATCGAATCAGTTTCACCTGGTCGCCATCCTTAGCCAGGACGACGTGGGATTTTGTGGGGTGCTTTGGGGTGCGCTTTGGCTTGTTATAGCCAGAGAGCCCGTACCGCTCGAGTCGTGGATCTTTGGCCATCACTTTGCTCGCTTCTTTTTGCGGTGTTTCTGGATCTGTTTCCATTGAGCGGCATCGACTGAGCGCGCCTTACCACCCGTAAGGACCGAATTGACTCTCGCCATGGCCCACTGGCTTGGACTGACACCAGGGCGGCGGCCAGATGTAACAGCCGCGCCCATACCCTTGAGATAGATCGCCTTTAAAGCACTGTATGGCGCGTTTGCCTCTTTGGCTTTGCGCTTGAGTGCCTTCTCAGCTCGTTCGTTTACCTTTGCCATAACGCCTCTCATATGCCGCTGTGTGCTTGCTCTTCCTGGTCTTTGCCTTACTGTCGCCTGACAAATCACCCAGGAGCTTGCCTTTCTTGCGCATTTCATCGAGTTGCTTCAGCCGCAGCCGACGCTCCTCACCGCTGAGACCCGCCACATACTTGGCCGGGACGCTGTAACCTGATGGTGTTTTGACGTTTGCCATAGCTTAAACAGGCGGTAAATCGCCCAGCTCCTCCTTGACGTCATCCAGGGATCGCGTGCCGTCGATGATGCCCGCCGCCTTTAAGCGATCGAATATATCCTGGTCGCTGATGATCTGGCGATCCATGAGCGTGACCATCGACATAATGAGCTGAGGATCGACTGACTTGTCATAAAACTCTCGGTTGATATCGATCTGAACCTCGTCAGGCGTACCCATGAACTGGGCGCACCACTTAACGCATTGCTCGAGGGCGCTCGAAAGGTTGCCCACAATGTCGCCCAGAACGCTGTTCTCAGATGCGAATCGTATCCTGGCGCCCTCAGCTGTCTCGTTATTACCTCGATCAGTGATAATCCTGGCGCCAATCGCTACCATCGCGGACTCCTTGGCCCGCATCGCCTCCATCACAAGCTGGTTAGCCTGTGGTTGTAATAGCGTGGCGCCACCTGTTTCCCCCAGGATATGGCCAGATCGAGAGCCCAGTTTGATGCCCTCGGGATTCGCCTCAAAGAACTCATCAGCGTTGAGGCTGTGCGTGATAAAGAGCGTGGGCTGTCCCGTGATGAAACAGCTCTCCTCGTAATCCGCTGAGTTGCGATAGTGGGCGATATTGACGTCAGCGATATCCGACAATGGCGCGTCGTCGATCGTTGGGTCGTTGTTCTTGCTACCCACAAACATCCCAGGAATCACATCCCAGGCTGTCCCGTCTGATCGCTTTGGGTAAATCTCGTCAGAGTAGGGC